GATATAGATTTGTGTATCTGCATTCTTGTCAATACCAGCCATGATTTGGTGGCATACATTAGGATTAAACGTTTCGTCATCCTTGGAATAATCAGCAAAGTCACCATACATTTGTTTAACAAGTGATGTTGTAGGTACAATAAGCAATATCTTCTTACTCTTATTATATTCCATGAAGTATCGAATTAACAGGTATATGATTAAAGATTTGCCTGAAGCTGTAGGACTTACCAACAGTCCTTTACGATTACTCAATCCATATTTGACTGCATCTTTCTGGTAATCTCTAGGTTTAATATTGCCTAGCGGTAATAGATCCACCCAATCTATATTATCATCAAACGGTTCTTGGTACGGTACTTCAATTGAATAGTTACGTTCAATACAGAATTGTTCTATATACTTTTGTAGTCCGCTGTATATCTTATTAGTTCTTAAATCAAGTAAGCGTAACTTGCCGTCCCACATCTTATTCTTAAATGCCGGCATATGTTTGTAACCGGGAACAAAGAATGTAAAGAACTCAGACAGCTCCATCATAATACCTCTATCATCAGAGATAACTCTTAAATATGCTTCGTCAATCTTTTCTAACTTTATATCCATCACACGCCTGCTTCGAAGCTTCTCCACTTAATGATATTACCTATTTGATTATGTCTCCATCTAATAGTATCTAATATCTCTTTAAGGGTCTCCACCATAACTGCTTGGTATTCTAATTTCAACTGAGCTTCTTGGATATCTTTATCTGAGTTATAGTAGTAATTCATATCTCCCTTAAGAGGTTTATTAAGACCATTGAAAGGATCATACTCCCAACCAAACGCATCTATTTGAGCCTGTGATAGCTTACTATTATAATACAACCACTTATCTTTAAGTAGGTTATCATATGATTGCTGTATTGTTTTCTTTTTGAGTTTGGCTACGGTAATAAGACTCAAGTATTTTGAGTGCAATGTAGCGTTTTTGATTGTTGTGTCGTCTAATTTAAACTGGTCGATGACTCCATCAACCTCCCACATGTCAAGTATTTCTTGTATGTCCATAATATAACCTTCATAATATAGTTTTATTTATATCACTTAAAAAGGCATAAAACTTCTTGCCATACCTCTCGGTGAGAATTTGTTGGCTATGTTGCCAACCGATCCATTCATTAAATACATTTGTTTGTTGATCACCGTGATGTTATCATTTAACTCGTGGATATGTTTCTCCATTGCTAGAGTTGTATTATTCATCGTTGTCATATCTGTATTGATAGACTCCATTGAATAAGTCATTGCATTCATATTAATTCTAATTGAATGTAAATCGTCAGAGCCTTGTTTAAATGATTTGGTCCAAGATTCCATGTGAGAACCAACTACAAGACCTGCATATACAATAACAGAAGCCACTACTAGTTGAGACATAGCTGTTATCCATAAACACCACTTAGAGTGACATGACATGTTATACTATTTCGAAATATGAGTAATTAAATGAAACAACCGCAGTTAAGTATTCCACGTCTGTTGTTGTTATATCAAAAGGTAATGATGAAAGGTTTGTAGGGTAAGCATCAATAAATCTAATCTGTTTAGTTAGGAGATTGGAGCTCGATAGAATATTAAGAGTTAAGTCTCTTACGTTAGCAGCGCTGTTATTGTTATTCACTTGATTATATAACCAATCATAAATCTCTTTATAATTGATTAGGTTCTCATCAACTAAGAATGAACATTCAAAAGCACCATACGTTATCTTATCTGCTGCAATTGCAATAGACCTAGATGGAGTATGATATTGTGCTCCGTCGACTGTAACGTCTGGGAGAATCATAGTTTGAACAGTAAATTCAGCTGTTGGGTAAACTACAGTATCTAACTGTAATACGAATGAGGTTGGATTTAAGTAATTTGGCATGTTATTATTTATACGTATTTCATGCACAAAAAAGCCCCAATTAAGGGGCTCTCACGTTAAGTTGTTACTTACCTATTATAGGTTAGTTACAGCAAACGTTTGGTAGTACGTGTTAGCACCGTCAACACCCGAAGTAAATGGGTTATGAGTTACGCCGTAACGAGTCTTGAAACCAATCTTAGGTTGGAAGTCATTCTCACCAATTGTCTTCATCATTGATAAAGGAACGTATGGGCAGTAGAACATACCAGCATCATAAGCGTTAGTACCTTTATAACCAACAGTTACATAGTCAGTTGCAGCAAATGGATCAACATATAACTTGATGCCACCGTTAAGTGTACCAACAAATAAGTTACCATTTACATCAGCAAGACCAGTTGTTGCAACGTTACCATACTGAACTGAACCTGTTGCATTTAATGCAGCAGCTACACCAGAAGAGATGATAGCAAAGTTACCCTTACCACGTCTTGTAGCGATTGCAATTGCGTTTGCAGCCTTTTCAAAATGTGTAATAAGTGATTTGAATACTTCAACTTCCCAACGACCTTTAGAAGTACCAGTAACTGGAGTAGCATCAAATGCAGTAAATGCAACAGCTTGTGCATTGATTTTCTTAATCATCTCACGGTTAATTTCACCTAAGATTTCAGAAGAAAGGATGTTAGCCAATTCAGTTTCAGCATTAAGACCGTGTACAGCTTTAAGGTCTTGAGCTAATTCCATTGTGTACTGAGCACGTAATTGACGAGATTCAGCTTCAACAACTTGCTTCTCGATAGAGAAACCCATTTCGTTGTAGTTGTTACCTTCAGCTTCTAGCGTAGTCATTCTTGCGCCACCAGCTTTACCAGAGAACGAAGTATTAGGTTCGTTAAATAGTGCTTCTGTAGGTGCAACGTCATCAGCATTACCTGAAATACCGTCTGCTCCAGCAGTACCGTCTGAGTAGTTTGACTTCATAGCGAAGATCAAGCCAGTAGGACCAGTCATTGGTTGAACACCAGCAATATCAAATGCTAGTAAGTTAGGTGTAGAACGACGAACTAGTGAGATCATTACTGGATCCCAGTTGTTAATCGCGCCAGTTGCGTCAGTACCGCCAGCAGCCATACGAGTTTCGTTAAGGGCTTTCTCTTGGTTTTCAAGAACGATTGCTGTTACTGAACGTTTGTATGCGTCTGTAATAGTACCTGCATCAGAAGCTTCTAATACTGGGTTCCATTTTTCTTGTAGTTGTGTTGCGTTTAATTCCATGTGTTTTCTCCTATTAGAATTATTTAGTAGATGAAATAGCTGATAAGTATGATTGCATTGAATCACTTAATACCGTTGCTTTTTCACTTTCTTCGCTGATTGCATCGATTTCCGATACATCAACTTGTGTTTCGTCTTTGTTAAGGTAAGACTCTTTGATTGTCGCGACTTTAGAAGCAAAATCAGAATTGTCTTCAGCTTCAATAGCTTCTGATAATTCAGTTAATTTTGCAGCTTCAGTAGCAGCTAAACCNTCACATGCTTCAGCAACGATAGACTTACGTTCGAAAGCTTTAACTTTCTCTGATAATTCCATGTTAGCTTCTTGACTTGCATTCAATTGATCTTTAGCATCAGTTACTTCTTCAGTTAAGGCATCAACAATTTCAACCTTATCTTCTGGTACATTGATGTGGTGTTCAACAAACACGCCATGTAATGCGTTGATAAATGACTCTGTGATTTCAGACTTAAGAGAGTGCTCAATAGCAACTTCATTCTCGGTCATCCAATTCTCAACAACGTAGTTAAGGTAACCATCTACCTTATCAACTAAGTCTTCTTTAATAGCTTCTACTTCTTCAGTTAAATCAGATGCATAACGCTCTTCTAATTCAACAACTGTCGTAGCCACTTTTGATTGTAACGCAGCTTCAAAGATTACAGATGCTTTATCCTTAAAACCTTCTGATAATGAATCTTCGCCATTGGCAAGTGCATCAATATCTTCTTTGAATTTGTCCTTTTTAGACTCCTTCTTAGTTTTAGCTTTAGCTTCTTTCTTCTCGTTTTCTACTTCACCTTCTTCGTCATCACCGTCTTCATCTTCATCTTCTTCTTCCGATTCAACTTTAGCTTTCGCTTTAGCTTTCTCAGCAGCTTCGAAGATTGCATCTAATTCATCTTTATTCATTTCTTGTAAAGATGCATTAATTGCAGATATCGTACGAGCTTCTGTTAAGGGAGCTTCTACTTCTGTATTAGTTTCCTCAACAATAACCTCTTCAGTAATGTCTTTAATTTCTTCATTTGACATATTATTTACTCCTGTTAGAGTTATAGTTTAGAGAGGAAATGTTCAAATCCGCTTACTTCTGAATCTGTATTATCTACAACTTCTTCCGTTACGACTTCCATCATTTCAGTCTCACCTTCTTCAATTTGCTCAGAAACTATATAATGACCTGTATTATCCATAGTCCAATCAACACCTTCCATAATGCCATTTACAAATGCATTAGGTGCTGATGGGTCTTGAACAATATCAACTGTGCTAAGATGAAAATCATCTTTAACATAATTAACGCCATTTTTCATTTCTATGCTTCCCATACCACGACTTGAAACACCAAGTTGAACACCACCTTCAACCAAACCTTTTACAATTTGCCCCATAGGGGTATCTAAAATAAGTGCTTTCCCAATCACATTATTACCGTCCCATTTAAGTTCTGTAATTCTGTGACTAACTTTATCTAAGTTGATTGATGGACCTTCTGGGTGATTTAACTCACCAACGGCCCTACCAGTCATTACTTGTTCATTGTTGTATCTATCTACTGCATTATTAAGAACTTCTCTAGTATAAACTCTACCATTTCGGTTCTTGCCTTCTGCCTGCATAAAGATACCTTCGATATAAGTTTCTTTCTTACCATTCTTTCCTTCGGTAATAGAGTAACCTAATCCTTCATTTGTATACTCTGCTATTAACTTCATGCTAATCCTTCATTTTCCCAGCGTCTATAGCTGTTTCTA